TCAGCATTTCGTTCCGATCGAGCAATCGGGCTTCGCCCACCGGCGTTGCTTCAATTTCTTCGTTCTTTGCGGCTGACCTTTGATCCAAACTCAACTTTTTAAGTTGCAGGTCTATCATTTTCAGTTTCTTGTTGATCTTCGCAGTCTTTGCAGTGATAGCATGACCCAGGAATGTACTGGCCGAGTTGAAGATTTCAGCGGAGAATCGTGCTTCCACTTGTAGGCCCAGATCCATTAGATCCTTGTAGCTTTCTTTCGCAAGATCAGCAAGATCGTCCATCTCGTTATCAGCAGAATCAAGCCCTCTGACCTGGGGCAGTGCTGCTTCAATCTTCTCAAGATTTGAATAGGCTGCTGTTGTTATTTCCTGTGCGCGTTCTGGAACGATAGTTTCTTCATCGTCAATTGGCAACTGGAAAAGTTCTGATAGTTTTTTAGTCATATGATATTTATCGTTTGGGTCTGCCGTTACTAAAAATATCAAGCTCCGTTATTATTCTGAAAGCAAAGCCGTGCTGATTACAGTATGCTTTTGCTGCTTGCCATTTAGCCGTGTTGATAACGACTTGCTGTTGATCACCTTTGCTCTTGGCTTCAGTCATTATTGTCTGTGAACGTGGTTTAACTTCAATAACTTCAGCAAGTTGCTTACCGGTGTTGTTAACATATACCACAAAGAAGTCAGGGATGTAGTTTGTAATCTTACCTGTGTAAGGATGACGATATGGGATTGATATCGATTCACTGGCCCATTTCATTATGTTCTTGTTATTGTCAAAGAAAGTCATCAGAGCCATTTCCCAAGAACTGCGATATTTTGGGGCTTGCTTTCCTATATACTTTTCAGGAAATTTTGGCGTAAAAATGCCCGTAGCATACTTAGCCATGTTACTGAACTATGTTTCTTGACGCCGGCTGATTTGCCAGTGGCACGTTGCTCACACCATATAGTGAAGTTTTTGACTTGAAACCATTGAGAAAATAACAAATGACCTGATTCATTTCTAACTTAGTGGTGCCCTTGATGTATCCAAGTAAATCTAACACCGGTGTTTTAGTCTCTTGCGAAATTCTAAATAGAACCGAGGTCATATTACCAGCAGTGTTTAGATTGCCGCAAACTGATTTGAAATAGCCGTATACTATGTCAAACTCGTCGCCATTTACCTTAAGGTCGAAGGAGTAGAACGAGTCAAATATTCTGATCGTTTTATCAAGAGAAGTGCGTGTGTCTAATATCGTTGCCATTGTGTTAACCATTAGTAGGTGGAGTTGTTGGTTTATTTATGATCTTCTGCGCCGCCGTCGATACATCAGATGCAGACGGGAAATTAAATTTATTTGGCTGGTTTGGTGTGCCTGCAAGTGCTGAGGCGAGTTGAGACTTCACATCAGAGGCAAGAGTCTGAGACAGGGACTTCACATCAGAGGCAAGAGTCTGAGACAGGTTTGTATTTTTAAAAGTGTTATATGAAGTACCTGCTATTTGTATTGCACCAAGATAATTCCCACTCGCTAATGCAGCAGAAAATCCTTCAGCACCGTCAACCAATCCCCCGGGACCGATGATAGTATTCTGTGAGCCGGGACGGGCGATAGGACTTAATTCTGTGTCGTAATTAGCGTTGCTGCCAAAACCAGTCACCAGATTGCCGGGAGTAGAACCGGCTATTGCGCCCGAGTCATACACTACTGTCTCATAATCGATAGACATATGATTTTCCATGGTGCCATTGCCTTCAGCATAATTGTATGTGTCATGACCAAATTTAGTAATAATAGGGTTAACAAGAATATACGAGGCGTAATTATGCTGATTAAAACCATACACTCTTATTGACTTAAAGAAAGGAACTTTATTGGGACCATTAACTAATGGTTCGCCCGTATAACCCCAATCAGTGTCGCCGGTTATTGAAGGATTGTATTGCGTTCTATTATTGAATTCCGAACCTTTGCTGCTATTGCCGTTAGTTGTTGTGGACCCCACCTGAAGTCTTGGGTTCTTTGAGTCGGCATAGTAGTATTGATAATAATTCTTCCACAAGTCTCTGATCATACCACCGTTTTTATTGGTGCCAGCATCATCATGGAAAGTAATTTCAATCTGTTCATATTTTATCTTTGACTGAACAATTCTTTTACGATTGTATTGATTCATCACATGAGTATCAAGCGAAAAAGATGGAAGTTTGATACTTTTGACTGCCAACCCCCAGTTTGCCGACACTCCGTCTTTGTTAGCATACGCTTCTGGATTTATTTCAAAATACACATGGAACAGAAACTTTAACTTCGGCGCATTCTGATAGAAGTTCGGTCGGAATGTTTTGGAAGCGTGGGTATAATCCCGTAAAATAGGGCCGCCGAAGAAACCCCCGGCGACACCTTTTATAAAGTCCGATACTACATTTGCCATATTTCAGTTTAACCTGAAATTAGCCCTTACCGTTGCCAGTAGCCGTAGTAGAACCTGATCTGATTGCTGCCCCGACTGAACCGCTTAGTGTAGCTGCGCTTGACGAGCCGGCGTATTGTGCTGCGTTATCAAAGCGAATAGTCAATGCGACTGTAACTACATCGTTTGTACCGTAGTTCAATGTGTTGTAATTTGCTGTTTGTAGGAAACAGCCCGCTAAACTCCATGTTTCAAGCACAACCGGCTCAGTTCCGCCGTTGCCGCCGTCTAACACTTCAATTACTGTTTCAAACTTATAATCGATACCTGCTGTGGCGCTAGCCTGCTCTACGAAATCTAATTGTTTCTGTAGTTGCGAGCCAACTGCCGTGGAGATTTTGCCAGCAGCGTCATCTCTTAGGTTAATTGTCATCGGTTGCCACTGGTGCTTTCCAGACAGATACATAGTCGAATTATAAATCGGCATTGTAATTTCTTGAAACTGAACATTAGGTCTTGAACAATCAATGACTTGTCTAGTTAGTGTGCCAACATCACCTGTTCCGAATCCATTGAAACGAACTCTGAAACGAAATTGTAGTTTGGGCATTAATAATGTGTCGCCGGCACCACCGTTTGGTACTGTCATGTTAGCGATTGATGCTGATCCTGTTGCCATAAAAATCTCCTGTTAATATTATTTATCTTTAAAGGAGACCCCGAAGGGTCTCACTTTATTTTAATGTTTTCAATTCGCCCGTGTTCAAAATACGAACCGGGACATAAATGAATTCAGCAGCCTTCACGGGTTCTACTGCAACATCAACCCATAGTTCATTTCTGTCAATTCTTGCCGGTGTGTTATTTGATTCGTCACATACCACAAGATAATCATACAGGCCGCGTTTTGCAACTAAGTCTGCCATGAGGGTTTGTACCACACCTGCGATTTGTGCGCGGGTGACAGCATCATTTGGTTCAAATACGAACGGTCTTGCTGCCAATGTCAATTGTCGACGGATATAAGCAACTAAACGAGCAACGTTAGTTCTATCAAGTGCGCTAGATGATGCGAAACTTGTCTTGTTACCGTAGTTCAACAGACCGACACCGGTGAAGAACACCAGTGGATTAATCTCATTGGTGTATAATACATCACGTATACCCAAGCGAGTTTTGATAGTCTGGAACTCTCCTGTTGTAGCATTAATATATCCGATATTAGTAGCATTGTCAATGATACCGCGACGAGTACCTGCTGCTGCTAACCAAGGATAAGCAAGACTATCATTACGCAAGAATGTTCTTAACATCATATGTGATGCAGGAACCGCGACTAGATTGCCTGATAAATCATTAGTAATACCGCTTGGATAGAACAGACCTAAGTAAGTGTCGCGTGTTACGCAACCTGCTTCACCTGTTGCTGTTGCGCCTGCTGCGTTAGTCGCCCATGCTTGAATCGCAGTTGCGCTATCCGCCAATCTCAGAGGTGTATCACCAATGATATAACCAGTCATGCCGCGGTCGTTATTCAATGTAACCATGCCAGGTTGTAGTTCTGGATAGTTAGGAGCAGCCATCAAGTTGAAGTAATTATCTTCATCACGAATATCAGTATTGGTTGCAATAACTGCGTTCATTGCCTCAACAACCATCGCACGTTGTGCCTTACGACCCATGTACGGTGCACCATTTGATTGATTGCCGCTTACTGTAACCCATGCTGCTTTCTCTGCTGGCAATGATGCGCCAGGGAAGTCTGTCATATTAAAGTATGCTGTTCGATACTGCTTCACATTATAACCTGAACGGCGTGTGTTGAACAACAGCATACCTGTAGGATATAAAGTCGGTGTGGGTGCATCCAAATCTGTGTAATTACTTACTAACAAGGCCGGAATTGTTGCCATTGGATCCTGTGTAGGACTTACTGTGCCTGCCGTTGCCCAACGAGCATCAGCGAACAACACACCAGTAGAACTTGTTTGGTCTGTGTTATCTAACAATACCCACTGAGCAACTGAATCAACTAATTCCCAACGTGAAATGATCGGATAATTTTCAAGATCACTTGTATCGATCCATAGATCACCGTATACCAGTGCTGTTCCGTCACTTTGTAGTGTCGGCGCAGAAGCAGCAATAATAGGCCCATTAGGGTCAGTTGCATTGACACCGGATGTGGGGAAGCCTGAACTATCGTAGTTAGTGTGGCCATACCCAATCCATGCTCCACCCTTTTGAACCATGATATCAACTTCGTCTGTGACGCTGTAGAACCAATTTCTACCATTAGCTGGATCAGCGACTGGCTGACCTTCATTTGCCGTGTAATCAAAGTCAACCCAGTTACTCAATTGAGTAGTATATAGTGAGTTAGGAGCACCTGATACATATGCCACGGCTGTTATATTAGTAGAGCCACCAATTGAGGTTACTTCTACAATTAAATCGTTAACACCGTCGATGCCGCCCAAATCAGAACCCGCCACGGTTAATACATCGCCGATAGTATAGCCTGAGCCAGCATTTGGCCCGACTCCAGCACCATTTAGAACGTAAGATCCATAAAGAACTGACACGCTAACTTGTCCATTTATGCCCACGCTGCCTGTAGTTGGCGCTTCTGTAAAAGAGGCTGTTACGGAAGGACCATATTTACATCCTGTAGTAGAACCTGCCACAAAGCCTGCAGCAGCTACCATACCGTTAGAAACATAA